TTTCCTGACGATGTGTACGTTCCAATACCAACTTCCCAGTTAGCACCTGACTGGTCGGCAATCGTGTAGTAACAAGTATTCGCATTACCAATCGCAGATGAAAATGATTGATAGCCTGTAACAGCCCCAAGTAAAGATACTGAGCCTGTTCCTGGTGCGGTACATGTTTCTAGTACACGGTCTTTTAATGTTAACGCCATAATAGGCTCCTAATTAACTTGTTAAAGTCGTGCTATAAGTTACGCTTACAGTATCACCAGCAGTTGTCGTTTTTGCTACGCTAAAATTGCCTTCAGAATATAACGTACCGCCTGTGTTACTTTGTGTACTAACCGCACCTGTACCCAATACTAAGAAACAGCCATATATCGTACCGCCAGCACCTGTAATAGTGTAAGTAATTGAAGATGCAGTTGATGATGTGACGTTAGAAGGTGTAGAACCTGTTGACGTAGATGCAGCAAACACCGCAGTACCCCGCACCGCAGAGCCACTAACTGTATATGCAGTAAACTCTTTACCACCACCAACTAAAGTAGTCATTGTATCTGTTGCAGCGGGCGTTAAAGAAGCGTTTGTTAATCCAAGGTAAGGTCCAGTAACAGAATAAGAAGAACCCCTCATTAGGGTATCTACCATTAACTGTTTACCAACAGCAACTACTAAGTTTGGAAACTCTTCAGACCATTTAAGATTACCATTTGCATCACGGCACTCTGCTTTCCAATAACCTTCAATCCCGACAGTTTCGGGAATGGTTACGTTTGCTTGTAATGTTGCTACAGCGTTATCGCCACAGCTTCCTAATTCATTAATCATATATGCTCCTAAGAAATTGTTGTTACTGCTGTGGTTGATCCTGGTGTGGGAAAAGTTACGGTAAAACTATTTGAGCTGGTAATATCATTACCAAAATTTAACACAAAACACGCCGCTCCGGTAGTGCTATTATAAACCAAAGCACCCCTTGCGGTAATGCTTCCTGTCCATGTTACGTTAGCAAAAGAAATCCAAGCGATATTATTAGCAGTGTCAGCTGTAGGAGGATTAGATATAACCAACACCTTTCCACCTGCCGTATATCCTGTTCCTGTTGCTTCGTTAGTTGATGAATAAGTGGTGGTAGTATTATTAAGGTTAGCGTTAGCGTTATAAAGAGCGATTTTATAAACATATGGAGTCCCCACGGCAAAGTTTTCTAGCCCACTTAATAAATTAACTTTAAATTGCGTAGTTTGTCCTTGAATAATCATATAGCGGCATTGCCTTTAATATTGGTATTCAATTTAGTTTGACCATCTCTATAAGAATCACCGCGCTCAAGACCATCACCAAGACGTTTGGCAAGCATTAATGCTTCTGAATATTTATCCTCATAATACTTAACCATGTCTGCTTCACCCTTCATGAAGATCATGGCTTCACGCATAGCTCCATAAAACAATACGGGATCAAAATTATCACCTAACCAAGATGTTCCAGTTGTATTATTAACCGCGGTTACTTGTATACTAAACCCTGAACCGGTCCCGCCAATATTAGCCGTATTAGCACTTAATAGGTCGCCAGTAATATACATAGAACCACCATTTTGAAGTGTTACAGTAGATACTACTCCGGATGAATTAACAAAAATATCAGCGGTTGCATTTGCCCCAGAACCGCCGGTTAATGCTACACCTTGATAAAAACCTGGAGTATACGTAGAACCGCCGTTTGTTATGTTAAGTAATGTAATAATTCCTTGAACAATTGATGCTGGATAGAAAAAATAATGTAATTCAACAGGATAACTTAAATCTGGTGTCGGTCCAACAATACACGATAACTCATTAGGTAAGTTATATTGTGGACCAAAAATAGAGTAATATTTTGGTGTTCCAGTAGAATTTGGTGTGGGATATGCTTCACGAATGAAGTTAACATCTTTATTTAAAAGATAAGAATATGCGCCCGTGGTGGGATCAATAATAGCAATCGAATACGTTGACAACCAATCTAATGGAAGAGACAAATACTTATTACCAGATGTTAACGTCCCAGTTACGTTTCTACGTAAAGATGGAAAATTAATAGTATTAAATATGCGCTCTTCTGCTTGCTGAATAAAAACGGGTATGTTTGCAACAAATAGTTGCTCCGTATTTTCAGCGTACGCTTGAATCGTATTAGATAAGGTTTCGTAATTCATTATGCCATAGGACCACGACTTATACGACCTTTAGTTGCAGCACCTGCGCCACGCATTTCAATACCATCGGTTTTTACTTTGCCGGTACCATACGCTACGCCGTTTGTTAATGGATCGCTAATACTTGCGTCTTTAGCTGACTTGGTTCTGCCATACTCACCCTTTTCCATTGCTTCTTGACCTGTAACTTTTTTACCAGTCATAGTATGTGGGGGCGCATATTCAGATGCCGGTTTGTTGTTAATCTTAGCCATTATTTACTTCCTTTTTTCTGATTATTTGCGCGAGCTAAATTACGTCCCATAGCTTTCATCATTTGACCCATCTTGCTGCCAGGTCCAGCTTTTGCGCTATCAATTACTTTAGGTCCATCATTAGGCATAACATCAACACGCGTTTTGCCTTTTTTAATTACTCTTCCATCTCCGGCTTTGTTGTATGCCATTTTAATCTCCTAAGTTACCGTTACTGTTACACTATGAACATTACCAACACCAACCAACGCGTTAGGTGTTAATTTTCTATCAAATGAACTTGATCCACCTACTGGATACCAACCCCACTGAAACTGTCTACTACCATCATCAGGATACCCAAATATATTTATACCTGAACCGTAGTAACTTATATCCGGTCTTGGCTCACGAACTGCTTGTGGATCATTGACTGGATACATACCAAGTTGTAACTGCGGCTGGTCAGGATCCCAACACGTTGGACATACCTTAATACTAACCAATTTTGTCTTAATGGTTAGTTTCTTTAATTGTACTAGTTTATACCTTTGACCACAACGGTCACATTCTGCAATTGCATTTTTACCCGATGAATACTTGGTGGGCATAATTATCTCGCATAGAAAAGATTGCGGGGTACAAATCGAATTGGTGCAGTTTCTCTATCTTCAGCCGCCGCTAAATCAAATTGTTTCTCATATTCTTGCTGTAAAAATAACACACGATTAGGATCTGTTCCTTGAATTTTCACGCTTAACATTGCAGCAAGTCCAGCTACAAAACAATTAATAAATCGAAAAGGAATATCAGAAATATTTACACCACCACCCGCATCTTGAAGTCTACGCATACGCCAGTAAACCAATGTATAAGGACCACCACCGGCATCAGGGGTCGGCCAAACAACAATATTTGGTAGATACTGATTAGTAACTGCTGCGCCTATTGTATGAGTGGTTGCAGTAGTCCCATTTTGCCCTCTATAGCAGTTATATAAAGCATTGCCACTGATATTAGCGTAACCAATAATTTCATTATCAATCTGAACATAACCGCTCGATCTTAAGTTTTGAACTGAATTTAATGTAATAACCGTATCCGTTGCAGCAACATTAGCTGCCAATGTAAATGTTGTTGGATTTGCATTTCCTGACTGACGATTAAACCACGATTGAATCGGGCGACCATATGTTAATTTATTTGGTATCGTGGAGTATGTTGACTCAGATATACGACTTAAATTAATATCTGTTTGGTTAGACTGGCTAGTATTAGATGTACGAGTAACCATATCTAAAATATCAACGGTATCTACTGGTACATTATAAAACGCTTGACCTGTGACCATAGGGATAGATTCTTCCTCAATAGTCCAAAGATTAATACCGCGATTTGCCCACTCTGTAGTCATTAAATTAATAGATCTACGAGCAGTCTTTAAATCATAACCAGAACGCAACTGAGAACCGCATCGTTCAAACGCTTCCTCAACCAGCTCGGTTAGGTCTACATTAAACGATGATGTTCCGGATGTTTGTGCCATTATTGAGCAGTTGTTGTAGTTATTGTATTAGCAGCTGGTTCGCCAATTGTTTGATTTGTCAAAGCAGTATTATCTACAAGAGTTACTGTAGGAGGCGCAACAACAGCCGGAGTTGTATCTTTTTGAACTGCCATATGAGCCTCAATGGCTTCTACAACTTCTTTAGTTTCATTACAAGCACCACCAAAATTATCAATCTGATGTTGCAAAATATGCTTAAACACTCCATATACGTGTTCAATATTGTCTTCTAATTTTTGTAATAAACTCATTTATTTCTCCTAGCCGCTCTTATATTGTCAATTAAATTTGGGTATGGTCTACCCGCTGCCTTAGCCATTGCTTTAGCTTTAGCTTTCTTTGCCGCATTCATCTTTTTAGGCTTCCCCAATTCCTTCGGGCGTGGTTTATCCCAGACTTCTCCACCCTTTTTATACATCTCTACATCTTGGGGGCTATCCGTCCGCTTGATAATCTTTTTACCAGGCATTTTAGATGGACTAATATCACCCATTCCACGACTAGCTCTCATTATTTCTTCCCGTGAGACATGCCACCTTTACACATTTTCTCTACCATGTCCATATGGTGCGTATGTCCAGCAGAATGTTTTTTAAACTCATTTTTATGATGTTTATGTGTATCTGTCTCATGCTCAGAAATAAAATTGTCATGACGCTCCATCATTGGACCAGAACGCGGTTCCATTTGCTCTTTAACTAATTTGTTCATTTAAATCTCCTTATTAACAGATTTTGCAGTTGGTTTTGCCCTTCATGGCAACACCATCAGCACGTTTAGATGCAGAACTTGTCATTCCACCTGATGCCATTTTCTTCATTGGTTTTTTAGCCATTCCGCCTTTTTTCATAGTATTGATTGCTGGACCATTGCCAATATCATTACCTTTCATTTTAGGCTCCATAACACGCGTATGACCTGATTTTTGTACTTTAGACTCGCCATGCTTACCAAGTTTATTTGAACCTTTTTCTACATCTTCAGACATGGAACGGGGACCCATTGTCTCACCGCCCTGAGCCATTTTTACAGTTTTCATCCCAATAAGG